AGATTACACACAAGATTATGTATTGAGTGCTGACGTTGCCCGTGGTGATGGTAATGACTTTTCAGCATTCCACGTAATAGATGTACAGAAAATGGAACAAGTAGCGGAATATAAAGGAAAAATATCCACAAAAGATTTTGGTAATTTATGTATGAATACTGCAGTAGAATATAACAACGCGTTACTCGTTATTGAAAATGCATCAATAGGTTGGGCAGCAATACAGCAAGTTATAGACAGAGATTATGATAATTTGTTTTATACGAGTAAGGATTTACACTACGTGGATGTTCAGCGTCAAATATCAAATAAATATAGAAATATGGATCAAAAGATGGTCCCGGGTTTCAGTATGACCATGAAAACACGACCATTAGTAATAGCAAAATTAGAAGAGTATTTTAGAGAAAAAACTGTAATAGTTCATTCATCTAGATTGATAGAAGAATTGTTTGTATTTATTTACCACAATTTTAAGGCACAGGCAATGGAAGGATATAATGATGATCTTTCAATCAGTCTTGCAATAGGTATGTGGGTTAGAGATACAGCATTAAGATTAAAATCAGAAGGAATAGCATTACAGAAAGATGTATTAAGTAGAACATTAGATTACGAAGCAGTTTACCAACCAATGGATAATAGAAATGATTCTTGGGAAATGGAAGTTGCTGGAGAAAAAGAAAATTTAACATGGTTAATAAAATAATAAGAGGGTAAAATGGCAGAATATAAAAGAAATTGTCCAACTTGTAATAAAAAATTAACTTATACAAGTACGTCTGGATATACTTATTCAAATAAAATAAATTCTAATTGCAATTCGTGTTCTCACATTGGAAAAATGAAAATTTTAAATGAAAAAAAATATGAGAGATTTTGTCCAAAATGTATTGTGGAAGTTTTACATACTACCAAATATAGACGAGACTTAGCAATCAAAAATGAAAGTTTGTGTAGGAGTTGCTCACAGAAAGGTAGAATTTTATCTGAAGATCATATAAAAAATATAAGTATATCAATGTCTGGAAAAAATAATCCATTTTATGGAAAGAAACGTCCAGAATTTAGTAAATTAAGAATGGGTCATGAAGTGAGTAACGAAACAAGAAAAAAATTAAGTATTGCAAATACTGGAAACATTCATACAGAAAAAACAAAGAAAAAACAAAGAATATCTGCCATAAGAAGAATTGAACGAACTGAATTAAATGGAGGTCAATTGATACCAAACTACAACCCAGACGCCTGTAAAATAATAGAAAACTACGGAAAAGAAAACGGCTACAACTTCCAACACGCAGAAAATGGTGGTGAAGTAAGAATAGGTGGATATTATCTAGATGGATTAGATGAAAATAGAAAAACAATTATAGAAGTTGATGAAAGTCATCATTTTAAGAATGGTGAATTAAGAAAGAAGGATATAAAACGACAAACATATCTTGAAAGTTTAGGATATGATGTTATACGAATTAAATTAAATAGGAGTAATATAAGTTATGGCAGATAAAAGTTTACGGAGCCGTCTCCGCCGATTATTCAGCACAAATGCGATCGTTAGACACACTGGTGGTAAAAAGTTAAAAATTGCTGATACAAACCAAGTTCAGAACGCTACAAGAAACAGTCTTGTGGACAGATGGTCCAGAATACACACCAATTTAACAACTGGTGGATATGGACACGCTCAAGCAATTAGTTTCCAAGCACAACGTCTTGGATTATTCAAAGATTATGAAGAAATGGATAATGACGCAATCCTGTCAAGTGCATTGGATATTTATGCTGATGAAAGTACGTTACGATCCGAATATGGTAAAGTGTTAGAAATTAGATCTGAAAATGAAAATATTCATGATATATTACATAATTTATATTACGATGTTTTGAATATAGAATTCAATCTCTGGCCATGGGTTCGTAATATGTGCAAATACGGTGACTTCTATCTTTATTTGGATATTAAGGAAAAATATGGCATTACAAATGTAGTACCACTTTCAGCGTATGATGTTACTCGTATAGAGGGTGAAGATCCAGATAATCCATACATGACACAGTTCGTAGTGGAGCACGGTGACGCGAGACATAGTTCAAATATGAATGGCAACAAAGAATTGGAAAATTATGAAATGGCACATTTCAGATTACTATCAGATTCAAATTTCCTACCTTATGGTAAAAGTATGATTGAAGGTGGTCGTAAAATCTGGAAACAACTTTCACTTATGGAAGACGCTATGTTAATCCATCGTATTATGAGAGCACCAGAAAAGAGAATTTTCAAATTTGACATTGGAAACATCCCACCTGCAGAAGTTGATAACTTCATGCAAAAAGTTACAAATAAAATGAAGAAAGCTCCAGTTATGGATACAGCAACTGGTGATTACAATTTAAAATACAACATCCAAAATCTTACAGAGGACTTTTTTATCCCTGTTCGTGGTGGCGATAGTGGAACGTCAATAGAAACTTTAAGTGGTCTTACATACGAAGCTGTGGACGATATAGAGTATTTGAGAAATAAACTCCTAGCAGCATTAAAAATCCCAAAACCATTTCTTGGTTATGATGAAAACGTAAGTGGAAAAGCTACTCTTGCAGCCGAAGATGTTCGTTTCGCAAGAACAATAGAACGACTCCAACGAATAGTAACAAGTGAATTAACTAAAATTGGTATCGTTCATTTATATGCACAAGGTTATACTGACGCTGACCTAGTCAATTTTGAATTGAAACTTACAAACCCATCCACAATATACGAAGAAGAAAAGATAGAGTTATGGAACAACAAACAAAGTCTTGCGTCAAGTATGATGGACTCCAAAATAGCAGATACAGAATGGATTTACAATAACATTTTCAAGTTTACAGAAGAAGAGAAGAAGAATGTTAGACTCGGTATTATTAAAGACCAAAAACGTAAATTCAGATGGGATCAGATAGAACAAGAGGGAAATGACCCAGTTCAAAGTGAGGAAGCAGTTGGAACTCAAGGTGCTATGGCAGGTCAAGATCAACAAGGTGGTGGTAGTCCATTTGGGAGAACCGGAAAAGAATTAGATATGGAAATGCCAGACGACGGTTGGCCAGGAAGTGGTCGTCCAAAAGAAGGTCCAAAATATGGTAAAGATTCGAGTATCAGAGGTCGTGATCCATTAGGGTCACATGATAAAAGAAAGGCAAGTAGTGGTAGTCCGAAATATGGACTCGCATTAGCACACTACGATACATTAAAGAAAAGTTTAGGTAAAATTGGTAAAGAAGATAGGAAGATTTTATTTGAAGCTAGTGATGTAGAAGAAGAATATAAAAATGAATTATCATCATCGTTAAGTAACGAAATAAATGATTGATTATTAGAAGTTTTTATATTTATAGATGAAGAAATATACTTATTTAGGAGTTAAATTATGAGTCAAAGAGTACGTCATAGTAAAATTAAGAATACTGGGATACTTTTCGAATTACTATCTCGTCAGATCACAGTAGACGTGATGAATGATAATGCGAAAAGCAAATCAGTTGAAATTTTAAAGAAATTTTTCAATGAGGGAACGGAGTTAGGTAAAGAGAATCAACTCTATCAAGTTTTATTAAAGGAAAATTATAATTCACCACGGAAAGCTGAAAAATTACTTGAAGTAGTTTTAAAGTCAAGGGAAAAACTACAGAACAAAAAATTACGAACTGAAAAATATAATTTAATTAAGAAAATTAAAGAAAATTATAAAGTAGAAGATTTTTTTAATGTGAGAATACCTAATTACAAGGTATATGCTTCAATATATAAGTCATTTCTTGCAGAAACTACTCCGGTATTTGATCCAGCAGATGAAGTAAATAGTACATTTACTATAATGGAACACATCACACGAAATAAAACAAAACCGAGAAATACAGACAATAAAACTCTTGCTAAATTCAAAAAAGAAGATACAGATTTACGATTGTTGTCTTATCAGTTAATGGTGGATAATTTTAATGGTAAATATAAAACTCTTAATTCAATGCAACGAAATCTATTAAAAGAATATGTAAATAACATTTCTAATACAAATTCATTAAGAGAATTTATCAACGGTGAAGTTAAAAAGGTAAAAGAGATTTTGACTAAATCACTACCAAAGATTACTGATAAAATTACTAAAATTAAGTTAAAAGAATCTATAGCACAAGCTGATACTCTAACAAAAGGTAAAATTGTTAGAGATAAGCAGGTTGTATCACTAATGAGATATTATTCACTTATTGGAGAACTTAGAAATGTCGTTAAATAGGGAAAGTCTAATACGAAAACTCGTCCGTGAACTTATTAAACAAGAATTAGATGAGGCAAATTCAACTGCAAGTGTAGGTGGTAGTTATAATACACCACACGCTTTCAGTGGTAGTAATAAAAAGGGTACTAAAAAAGGAAAGGCTGGATACACGAAAGGTCACGAAGAACCAACTCGTGGAACTGGTTTATATGTCACAAAGAACCCAAAATTGAGAAAAGAGTCTATAAACGAATCAAAAACTCCAGGATTTACCAACAGGAAATTCGGTGATCCACTTCCAACTTTAGCTGGTATCATGAAAAATCACAAATCAAAAGTAAGAGAGGGAAAGTATCATGATTACAGAAATGATGAATCGATGAGTGCTAAACAAAAAATTGGTCAGTCAATGAGAGAAGTCCGTGATAAACTAAATGAGTTAGATAAGTTAGTTAAGATGAATGTCAAACTAAAAACCGAGCTGTCCATTGATTCCAGAAGCTACTGGAAAAACACTCACAAAGCCATGGGCAAGATTAGTGAAAAATTGGTGAAATTATCCAATAAAATTGGGAAACTGTATTAAGGCCTAAAATGCCCTTTACAGAAAATAAAAAGTCCTATTTGGACTCTTTGTTTAGTATTTCTACTTTATTAAAACGATGGCACACCGAAATACAAAACAAAGATATAAATAAGAATTATATGATTGATTCACTAAATAAGTGGATTAAGAAACTTGAAAAGTTAAGACATGAAATAATGATGGGGAAATCAAAATGAAAATAACTAAAACACAATTAAGACAAATAATCAAAGAAGAAGTAACTGAAGCTTATATAGATCCCGATGATGCACCTAAGATGTTAGTTGATGGGTTGAATACGTTGAGAAATGAGATTTTCAATGCAACTAAATATAAAGGTAAAGTAGAAGGATGGGCTGAAAAATACTATAGAACTGTACCTGGGATGTTGGATATGATATCTCGGCTGACTAAAATAATAGGGAGAATAAAATGAAGACATTATTGGAATTAACTAAAACAAAATTAAAACAAATTATCAGAGAAGAACTATTAAATGAAGATAAAGTATCAAGTATATCTAATTCAATATGGAATGATTTGGATGCATTTCTAAGTGACGAATATATAGATGGGTATACTTTTGAATATGCAAAAGAACAAAAAGCTATCATTAAGGGGAAAAGTGTGGGCCCTATAGATAAAGCATTAAAACAATATGGAAAGCTTGAAAAATCATACGAATCATTTAAAAAAGAAATAGCAGCATATGTTAAGGTGGCACAGCCAGCATCAAAAATAATCGATTTCGATAACATGTAATTAGTATTTAGTTACAAAACTATGAAATAAAATGAAAATAACTAAAACACAATTACGAAATATGATAAAAGAAGAGATTAAAACTCTGAATGAAGAAAATGAATCAACTTGGACTTGGATATATAAAGGCCTTAAAGCTGGATTTGAAAAAGCTGATAAGAAAGATGGTGCTAATTTGGACGAAACAGCACGTGCTGTAGGTTTCCTAATTAAAACTGAATTTGGACCAGGTGCAAAAAACGATTTTATTAAAGCTATAAAAAAATATATTAAATAAAACTACATATAGTTTTAGTACACTGTAATTAATAGTTACAGAAAATAGTTATTAACCAAAACAACCAAACATAAGGAGACATTAATATGTCTGAACAAAGTAATAAACCTCAGTTTCCTACTGAAGTTGTTAGTTTACCATCTAAAGGGTATTTCTATTCCAGTGATAGTCCATTAGTAAGTGGGGAAATTGAACTAAGATACCCAACAGCAAAAGATGAGGATATTCTAACATCTCAGAATTTGATAAAGAAGGGTATCGTTATTGATAAATTATTAGAGTCATTAGTAGTGAATAAAGATATCAATTTAAATGATATTATTATAGGTGATAAGAATGCTATAATGGTCGCTGCTCGTATATTAGCTTATGGTAAAGAATACGCTTTTGAGACTAATTGTTCAGCTTGTGCTGAGCATAACCGAGATTCTATTGATCTAACTAGTTTAGAAGATAAAAATGTTAAATTTGATGATTTAGAAAAAGGTAGAAATGAATTTGAATTCAATCTTCCACACTCTAAACGTAATATTAAATTTAAGTTTTTAACTCAAGCAGATGAGCGTGAAATTAGTCAAGAATTGAACGCGTTAAAAAAGATAATGAAAGGATCTCGAATAGATTCTGAGGTTACTAC